TTATTACAACCCCTAGTGTGCCAGTTATGGAAGCTTCCCTGCTAATATTATATTATCAGGATTATCAAGGAAACTACGATAGGTTCCTCTTTTCCTTAGCATTTCATGGTTCATTTTATCCATAGAAACATTTAGTTGTATGTTTCCAGATGAGTCTTTCAACATTCTATCACTCGCCACACATAGTAACTGGAAGACTAATTCAGTTCTCCCTGCATTACTCATGTAAACAGACTCTTTCTCAAAGAATTGTATAAATTCTCTAGTCAAACAGCAAGGAGAAGTATCATCCTTGATCTCTGATTCTAGTAAGGATAGGAAGTCAGTTGCAACCTTTTCCTCTCTGAGAGTTGCCATGAGTGTGGCCCACGCACCAAATGTTCTTTCCCAAGCATTGAATTTATCAACTGAGTCAAAGAAAGTATCTATTGACTTTCTACCAGTTCTAACATATGGTTTCCAATATTCCCATTTTTCAATAGCATTTTGGATTGTTAGTTTCTCGCCTTTCCTACGTATTAGGACTTGACGCAAGGTACTTGTTTCACTTTTAGTAGCAGTTTTGTCCTTCCTTTGAATTTCATCTTCTGCTTTACGTGGTTTAGCTGGGGTACATTTTGTAAATGCACCTGTGACTACACCGCAAGAGATATTGCATTTAGCAGTTACTCCTGTAATAACAATAGCATGAAGTCTGTGCTGTCCTTCGGTCAAATTACCTTCAACATTGAAAGTAATTGGTTGACCATCGAAAATCCAACCATCCTTACGTATGCTCGCTACGATCTTATTAACTTGTGATTTAATAAGTTTTCTGTTATCGTTATTATG